TTTGTACCATCACCTAAATCTATTTTTGTTTTAGACAGAACATCTCTAACATCAGCTACTTCTTTATCTACAACTTTTTTTTGTTTACGACTAGATTCTCTATCTAACATTTCAGAAAGAGGTGACTCTGATAGAGCCTTAACATCTTTTTGTAATTTAACTGTAAATTCTTCTGTCATCTATTAATATCCAAATACTTGATCTTGTGGTTCATATTGCTGTGTCTGCTTCATCATCCTATGCGGAGTGTGCACGTTCATCAAAGTCCTACTCATTACCATATACCTCAATGCATCATACGCATGGTCTTCAGCCTTCGTATCCACATCTTCAGGATTGGTTTTAGATATGGGTAGTGTAGGTAAAGTCCTGATTGTATTGTTGCACGTAGAAAAAAAGCGAACCCTAGGATTACCTCTGTCATCGCAAGCCAATCTCCTGTGCACTTCTATCTTTCCGGCTATTCTGTGTCTGTCTGCAGGTATCCACCTAGCTCCTCTCTTTATCATAGTTTCTGCTATTGAAGGCCCTAAACCTGTTTTATTCCAACAGGATGAGTCTAATGTAGTTAATTGCATAGGAGGATCGTTTCTTTCCATCTCTACAATCATATCTCCTAATCTTTCTCCTGTGTAGCCCTTTACATACAGTTCTCTATAGATCCAGATGTTATTATCCCAGTCTATTGCACCCCACAGGATACAAGAAGGTGAAGAATACCCATAATCGCCTGATCTTATCCTAGACCAGCCTATAGGAACCTCAAAAGGCTCTACAACATGTGTTGCACGGCTAAATTCAGTGAAGGCAGAGCCGTCTGCTACGTCCCAATCACCTTCTAGTAGTCTTTTTCTCTCTATTTCTGGTAGAGACATCAACATCGCCTCATATTGACCGTCTTCGAACAAGTAAGGGTTGTCTGTCAGCCTTGCAGGTACGAATTTACGTAAGAATAGAGGGTCTCCTGCCTTAGAATGGTTAACAGGGTACTTCAAAGTCTTACCAGTATCAAAATCCTTAGCCCAAAATGGGTCATCTGGTGGATTAGGGTCTAAATACATCTTCTTTACCCACCATCCGCCTACTCCTCCCGGGTTTGCAGTACATCTCATGTACATTCCTAGCTGTGGATCAGTAGTTCTAAGTCTAGAACGTAGGTAATTCCACACGTATGGTGTAGGGTAGTTAGTTATTTCGTCTATTCCTATCCAATTGAACGCTTGTCCTTGGTATCTAGTAACATCTCTATCGTCATCTACGTAAGAAAACCATATCCTAGCCCCTGAAGGGAACTCCCAAGTGGACTTAGCCTCCTTGAATACAGCTCCGGGGAATGCTTTTGGATAGAGTTGCTTACTTTTGTCTATCAATTCTGTTAATTCGGCTAGTGTTCTTCTTAACAACAAGCCTCTATGGTTAGAGTTCGATGCGTCTCTGAGTACATCCGCTAATAACGCATACGATTTACCACCTCCTGCAGCTCCTCCATAAAGAACGTCTCTTTCGGGTGACTCTAAGAATGTAGTTTGTGGGCCTTCGTTGGCCTTGAACACTACATCATGGTGCTGTAAATGCTCCCTCACAGCTCGAGGCACCCTTTTTAAGTCTTCGCTAGTAACGACAGACTTAGATCGTCCCTTTAGAGCATTGTCCACTTTGACAGCAGATTCTTTTGCTAAGGTAACAGATCTTCTAGCTCTCTTCGCTTGTTCCGTTAGCTTCTCTGCTTTTCTTTTCTTCTCTGAAAGCTGTCTTTGAGTTGCAAGTCTAGCTTTCATCTTTCTCGACCAAGTGTAGCTCGTCTTAGCCTCTCCTTCTTTCTTAGGAGGCCTACCTCTTTTTGGTTTGTTCAGTTCTTCAGTCATTCTTATCTAAATGTACCCCTAGTTTCATTCTCTTAGTCAGACCCGGGTTTGATATCTTCCTACCCGATGCTGTTGACAGCCATCTAGCTGCCTTTGCTGCTCCACAGTTTCTTACATAATCAAAAGCTGTGTTTAGTAATTCCAGTTCCTTCTCTATCGGGATGTATTCTTTTCCATCCTCTGATAGTTCGTATCCAAATGGTATGGTTGATGTTGTTCTTTTCAACTATTGTCCTCTTCTTAATTGGCTTATATATTTAGATAAACCTTTAGAAAATGCCGTTGCTTCTTGTGGTGTATTAAAAAATATAAAGTCTTTCTTTTTCATAGCTATATTAAATGCTTCTTTCCTACCTTCTTGTCCTTCATATTTTTTTAATTTACCATCCACCATTCTAACAGTTGGAAATAAAGCCTCTCTACCATCTAGTTCTACTGAGGTAGTTCTAACACTTTCTCTAGCATCTGTAGTTGGCGTATTAGGATTTAACGCTCTTTTTAACCATGCAGGTCTTTTTGGTGGTGCCACCATCCTATTCATCCTTCTTACAAAAACTGGATCGCCCATATACTTACTTCTTCTTCTTGGCCATACCGCCACCCATCATCTTCTTCTTCATCATGCCGCCCATCATCATCTTCTTTTTCTTAGCCATACCACCCATCATTTTCTTAGCAGGTTTCTTGGCTGTACCTCCGTACATTTTCTTAACAGGTTTCTTAGCTTTACCACCGTATGCTTTTTTATTCATCATTTTAAAATCTTCACCGTCTATCTTACCGTTTTTATTTTTATCTAATGGTTTCTGTTTTTTTGTTAGAGGCATGTTACTTCCTTTATTAGTTACTTACAGTACAGGTTAATTGTTCAGGACAGCTCTTGTTGTAAGTAGAAAATGTGAAACTGTCCTTGTTTGGATATCTATATCTACAGTGTAGACCTACTATTTCGTTCTTATTATTTCTCATCGGTTTATACTCTGCAAGTTTACAACTGATGTATCTCTCATGTTTAGGAAACCTATGTTTAAACATACTAGCGTGTGCCTGATCGTATCCTTCATTTAAACAGATAGTATAGCCGGTTTTAAATTCCTCACACAAATCGTGTGCCCTTGCTTTACTTGCTATAGCCGAAGCTACCCAAATCATAAACGCTACTACTAATATGCTTACTACTGTTAAAGAACTTATTTCAAAAATCTTTCTTTGTCTTTCCTGTTGTTTGTAAATTAACTCTTGTCTTTGTTTTCTGATTTTTCCTTGCATTTGCAAAAGTTCATCCCATGCATTCGGCCCATGCGATAAGTTAATGAAATTCCTAAGTTCATTCTCCATTGACCTAGCTTTTTTCTTAGCTGCGAAAGCATTTAACGCCTCCTCTTCAATAGACGCACCAGCAAATATCTTTTTAAATAACGGAGGCTTCTGCGACATTTTTTCAGCTTGTCCGATATCGCTACAAGCACCCATCCAACGACCAACATCTCCATACATACTCTCAATATCCTTACCCACCGAAAAGCCTTTTTTAATAATGTTAAAGGCTGCTGTCGCTGTAGCCAGTGCTGAAACTGGATCAACCATCTTATCATCTCCTCCCTCATATACTTAAATGTAATTACCCACATATTAATTTTATTATCTCATCTCTCTTCTTGTTTTGTTTTTCTTTTAGTAGACAGTATAAAAATTGTCTATCCATAACACACCTCCTAATTAAAGTTAGTGCGTTTCTTCGGTATTTCCTACTTCCGACTCTTTCGAGTTAAACGGTTGCTGTTTTTTTCTATCTCTTCTTTCTTTTTCTATTTTCTCCAGCTCACTAATTGTGTAGTATTTTTTAGTTACGAAATCTAATACTAAACAGGCTACTGTACTACAGCTCTGCACAAGCGTAGCAATTGATTTCTAGTCCGACTTGTATTTCTGTAATTATTGGTTTATTCCACATGTTTAACTCCTTTTATGCTATTTCTGTTGTTCGTACTGGTCTAGGACTCTTTTGGTAGTTTTTCTCTTTAGGTGTGTACCTAGCAGTTTTTCCTGCATTCTTACCTGTTTTTCTTTTCTTAACTTCTTGTCCGAGAGGTTTCATAAGCCCTTCTTTTTTAAGCTCTCTTTCAAGTATTCCTTTTAATCTTTCTTCTTCTTCTCTTTGCACTCTAGGGTCATTGGCACGGGCTGTATCATGCTCAATAGTTGCCATAGCTTCTTGTTCTGCTTGTGCGTTATATTCTTTAAATGCTTTTTCTTGTTCGTCCATCTTAAATACTTACCTTCCGTGATTTCATGTTGCTGTATACTTTTCCGCCTTTATTATACCCTGTACTATAACCAAATTTTTCTTTTGCTTCTTTTTTAATACTAGGAAATCTTTTTGCTACTTTAGGACGTTCTCTTAATAAGTCATATGTTTCTTCTTGTTGTTCAAAAAAAACACCGCTATCTCCTTTATCTACACCATCATATTTTATTCCTAACTCTCTGTCAGTTACAACATCAGAAAAATAAATTGCCTTATGATCTTTTTCTGCGTTTCCAAACCTATTAGCTATAGCATCAATAAGTTTAGCCCCACGATGTTCTAGCTCATGAATTAAAGTTGAAATAGTTTTTCTTCTATCGTAATCTACTTCGCCTGTTTTTAGGTCTTCTCCAATTTTACCAGTTTTTCCAATAATTATTTTATCTTCTGTAGAATTATAAGTACCTGCAAAGTTTGTAGTCTTTGCGGACATTAAATTACCTTGAGAATCATAACGATCAGGTAGTTTAGTTTCTTCATTAAAATCAGATACTATATTTAATAATTTAGTTTTAAATTGTTTTTGTGGCATTGCACCTATATTAAACAGATGAGCATCTAACGCTATCTTAGCTCTTGGTCTATCTTTTAAATAAGGTGCCACTTCTAACATTAATTCAGTATCTGCCATAGACAATGCATCTATTTGTTTTTGTGTATACTCTCTGCCTAATGCTTTTTTTATTTGTGCATTTATTTTTTTATTCTTTTTTTTATCTTTTAATTGTACTTCACCTGCTTCATCAAGATAGGCAACCATAATTAATCCTCCACACTTACAATTGGCATTTCTTTCTTAGCAGGCATCAACACCACACCATGAAGTAACTTACCTTCTACATCAATCTTTTCCTGCTTACCCATACCCACTCTATCGAGAAGTGTCTGTGCAGCCTTCAATCTTAATTCTGCTCTAGGGTGTTCACCTACATCATTCATACCTTCAACTACACGATTGATTGCTGTAACTGAGTGTGCTGCGAGCTCTACCTTTGCCTGTTCAATTATTTCATCCTTGAGAGACTGTAGTACGTGCTGTCTAGATGATGGCTTATATTCAGCCTTCTCTAATGCTACGTTGATGTTTCCACCGCATCTAAACAACTCCGTTAAAAACGATTGCTGTTTCTTGGTTAACTCTCTGGATTTCTCTTT